CGAGACTATCGCTATGGGTTTCTCCATCACCGAAGAGGCGATGGAAGACAACCTGTACGACAGTCTGTCCGCCCGCTACACGAAGGCCCTGGCTCGCGCTATGGCTTACACGAAGCAGGTGAAGGCTGCCGCCATCCTGAACAACGGTTTCAACAGCGCTGTTACCTACGGCGACGGACAAGCCTTGTTCTCGACCGCACACCCGCTGGTCTCTGGTGGCACCAACAGCAACCGCCCCACCACCGCCGCTGACCTGAACGAGACTTCCCTGGAAGCCGCCGTTATTCAGATCGCCGGTTGGACGGATGAGCGTGGTCTGCTGATCGCAGCAAAGCCGCGTAAGCTGATCGTTCCGCCCGCACTGCAGTTCACGGCAACTCGTTTGCTGGAGACTTCTCTGCGTGTCTCGACGGCTGACAACGACATCAATGCACTGAAGAACAATGGTTCTATCCCTGAGGGATACACCATTAATCACTTCTTGACCGACACCAATGCGTGGTTCCTGACCACGGACGTGCCCAACGGTCTGAAGCACTTTGTGCGTGTGCCTTTGGCTACGTCAATGGACGCTGACTTCGACACCGGGAACTCACGGTACAAGGCCCGTGAGCGCTACAGCTTTGGAGTGAGTGATCCGCTTGGCGCGTATGGGTCCCCTGGGGCTTGACGCGAACTAACCTCTACGAGGGAAAAGGGGCTCCGGCCCCTTTGTTCTTGTCTCTGTGATACACTATCGGTTGATAACACAGGGAGGCCACATGGGCGTCATCTATCGGATCACATGCACTGCCAACGGCAAGTTCTACATCGGCAGCACAGTCAACAAGGCCCAGCGTTGGGCAAGACATAGGCGACAGTTGCGGGACGGCACACACCCCAACAAGCACATGCTTGCGGCTTGGCAGGCTCATGGAGAAGTAGCGTTTTTATTTGATGTGCTGGAAGACGTTGCAGAGCCAGCAGCATTGTTTGCTGCAGAGCAAAAGTATTTGGACCAGCATGCGGGCAAAGACTACTGTTTTAACTGGTCACTGTATGCGGGTGCCCCAATGCGCGGCAAAAGCGGAGCAGACACACCAAATTTTGGTAAAACCATGCCAGAAGATGTGCGCCAAAAAATACGTAATAAAGTGTCCGGCCCCTTAAGTCCGACCTACGGCATGCCCGTACCTGAGGAACGCAAACAAAAAATTAGGGCTGCAAATTTAAGGTTCCCGCATAGAGAGCGCAAACACACGCCAGAAGCCATAGCCAAGATTGCTGCCGCCAGCCGTGGTAGGCCCGTCTCAGAAGAAACCCGCGCCAAGCGTTCTGCCGCGCTCAAGGGGCGGGAAATCTCACTGGATCAGCGCTTACGCATCAGCCAAACACTTAGTGGGCCGAGGAACTTTTGGTACGGCAAAGAGCGCCCAGACTCATTTAAGGAGAAGATACGTAAGTCTGTAGACGCAATAGCACCAGATGGTGTGGTGACGCGGTACGAAAGTATCCAGGCGTTGCGTGAATCGTTGGGGCTAAAGCCGCCCACCGTTAATCGGGCGTTAAAGTCGGGAGAAGTGTTGGCTCGTGGGCCATACAAGGGCTGGGCGTTCAAATACGCTTGACCCAAATTTAACGCTGTGCTACCCTGCTCACAGTCCAAGATCCACCTTGCCTGCTGACCGACTTGGCGGACTGACCTCACAGACAGCGGGCGCAAACTGAGGAGCCTCTCATGGCAAATACCAGCTTTAACGGCCCGGTGCGGTCGCAAAACGGTTTCCAAACTATCTCTGTTGACGCCACGACCGGCGCGGTCACCACGACGGCAACCATTGGCCCCGCAATGGTGGTTGATTCTGTTGCTGCTACCGGCAACGTCACTGCTGACAGCGGCACCGCCCCTGCCGCAGGCGGCATGGCTGCGTTCCTGGCCTCTTCCACCGCTGGCCTGGGCATCTACGTGGGCTCTGGTGCCCCGACGATCTCTGCTGCTCAAGGTTCGATCTACTTGCGCACGGACGGTTCTTCGACCTCTACGCGGCTGTACGTAAACACGAACGGCACTACGGGCTGGACGAACGTCACGACCGCTACCTGATAGGAGTGCATCATGACGATGCAAACCGACGTTAAGTCAGCCGCCTGTGCGGCTGGCACGGCAACAGCGGTCACTGGCAATCGAACTCGCCTTAAGGCGCTGACGATTAGTCATACCACCAGCGGCACGGTGTCTGCAACGAATGGGCTCAGTGTCACGCTGTTCTCGTTTACGGCTCCGGCTGTTGTGGGCGCTATCCACATCATCATTCCTGGCGAGGGAATCCTTGCTGAAGAAGGCTTGACGGTGACCTGTGGGGCCAGCACCACTGCTGTGGCGTACTATGGCTAAGTCACCTGCTTGGCAGCGGAAGGAAGGGAAGTCTGAGGCCGGTGGCCTCAACGCCAAAGGGCGGGCTTCTTATAACCGTGCAAATCCAGGCAAGCCGGGATTGAAGCCTCCGCAGCCAGAAGGTGGCTCTCGCCGTGATTCATTTTGTGCCCGAATGAAAGGCATGAAAAAGAAGCTCACGAGTGAAAAGACGGCCAAAGACCCCAACAGCCGTATCAACAAAAGCCTGCGGGCGTGGAACTGCTGAGTGACTGGCAATGGATGCGACGGTATTGTGGAATCTCGTCCTTACGGTCTTGCTTGGTGCGGTGGCATTCTTTATGTCGGCCAAATTCAAGGAGCTTGATAGATTGTCTATCTTGCTTAACAAAACCCGTGAGGAGATCGCCAGAGATCACATCACTCGGGCAGAGTTTCGTGCCGACATGAAAGAACTGCTTGAACGTTTTGACAGGATTGAGGCCAAGCTAGATACTCTGCGGAGTAAACAAAGTGCCGGTCAAATCTGAGAAGCAACGCCGGTTCATGTATGCGTCCCTCGCTGGCAAGACGGATGTCCCGCCGAGCGTAGCGAAGAAGTTTGTCGGGCCTAAAGCCCATTCAGAGGGCGGTGCCCTAAAGGAGTCTGAGATGAAGATGTCCCCCGCGAAGAAAGCGATGGAGATGCGCCATGCTGCCGCCCTGAAGAAGGCCGGTAAGCCCAAGATGGCTGCTGAAGAGATGAAGGAAGCCAAAGGCTACGCCAAGGGCGGCGGCATCGAGTCCAAGGGCAAGACCAAGGGCAAGATGGTCAAGATGATGGGTGGAGGTAAATGCTAATGATGCGCTCAACTGGACGAGGCGGTCCCACCGCTGAAGAAATGCGCCGTTACCACGAGAACCGTGGTTCTGCCGCTCGTGCCGCGATGGCTGAAAAAGCCGATCAAGACATGATGGAACGGATGGGGCGCGAGTATGACAAGCGTATGCCGAGCCCTGAGCCGGGTGAAGCCAAGCCTAAGCGTTTTGCCAAAGGCGGCGTGACCCGTGCTGACGGATGCGTTAAGAAGGGCCATACGCGAGGCAAGATGGTATGAGACCTTCACGCGGGATGGGTTGTATTCGGCCCGAACTCATCAAACGCAAAGACGCTAACGAGCCTGTCAAGGTGTACGCAGAAGGTGGTGAGTCCCGCGTGAACGAAGCTGGCAACTACACCAAGCCGGGTATGCGCAAGTCGCTCTTTGAGAAGATCAAGGGGCAGGCTACGCAAGGTACAGCCGCAGGTCAGTGGTCCGCGAGGAAAAGTCAGTTGTTGGCAAAGCAATATAAAGCTCGTGGCGGCGGGTACATGGACTGACATGAAGGCCCCGCAGAAGTCTCTGAAGGATTGGACCCAGCAGGAATGGCAGACTCGCAGTGGTAAACCATCCAGCAAGACCGGAGAGAGGTATCTTCCAAAGGCAGCTATTGCTGCCCTCACTCCTTCAGAGTACGCTGCCACAACTCGTGCTAAACGAGCCGGTAAGGCCGCAGGCAAACAGTTTGTCAAGCAGCCTCCCAAGATTGCTGCAAAAACCGCGAGACACAGATGAGCCAGCCCTTTTACCAACCCGCTAGGCAGAACTTCAGTTCTAGCCAATCCATGCAGCAGCCCCAAGGCGGCTTCGGTGGCTTTGGTGGGGGGCAGATGCCTCAGCAGAACTGGGGTGGCGGTCAGGGCTTTAGCGGCTTTGGCGGAGGGCAGGGCTTTAATTTTGGTGGAGGC